CGAGGCTGATGATGTTGGCAAAGTTTCCCCGCAACCTGACTGGGAGAAGCGTTTAGACCACCTCAACAATATTGGGCTACGTCCCATCATGTGGTTGATGGCAGATGACTCGCCAAGCCTTTCTTCGAGGCCGCTTTCTGCTCATAAGGCCCACAACGCAGAGATGGTACGCCGATTTGATGACAAGGTTGATGCCTATGTCATAGGTCTGGAGGTTGATGAGTACTGGAGTTCGTCTGCCGTGGCCGCAATGATCACGCACCTTAAGACCCTGACAGACAAACCCGTCGCCGTGCATATGACCAGCAAGGTAGGCGGTCACAAAAAAGATATTTCGTACTACGAACACGCCGACATCATCTTCCTGCAAACAGGTTGGGTAGATGAAATCGGAGAAAAAGAATTCCGCAAGCGCGTCGCTGAGGCTATCGCGTTGGGAAAACCAGTGGTTGTTGCTGAATACAGCCTTAGTTCTGACTCGGCGAAAGCCAGACGCTATGGAGATATCGCTTGCGAAATGGGTGCGGTAGGTACAGGAAATGGGCGAAACGTGACTGCGTGTGGTCAGCGCGAAGTAGTGCAAAAGAAGAAGCCGTGGTATCAGCGTTACGAGCGGGAGATAGGAGTTGTTGGTATCGCGATGGCAAGCGCTTTTGCTGTGAGTTACTGGGACTTACCGCTGACGCTCAACGCGACAGAGAGCAGTCTTCAGATTGGGGTAACGAAAGATTTTGAGAATTCTTCGGTAGGTGTTTCCCTCCGAGATGACGGTGCGGTGATGGGTCATTACCGCTTTTCTTTCTAAGGTGTAAACAAGGAGTGTTTAAATGAGTTTTATAAATCAGCAAATGAGAGCAATGGACAGGCTGTTCGAGCGGATGATGGAGGAGTTTGATGCCTCTACGCCGTTGAAGGCAGTTGAGGCCGCGTTCCCGAAAGAGGGCAACACGGTCAAGATGTGGAAAGCCGTTCCCACCGAGTACAAGTATCAGAAATGCTCGGAGTGCGGAACCATGCATCTCGTTGAAAACAATGAGGAAACCGACTAGCCCCTTGCGGGCTAGTTTCCACAAGAGGGCGATATGGCAGGACTAATTCGGGCAAGAACCGTTAAGGAATACAAAACTGGAGGCGGCAAGCCTAGGAACTACAAAAAAGAATACGAAAAGTTTCACTCTTCTCCAAAAGCAATTGCAGAGAGGAGTTCCAGAAATAAAGCCCGACGCACTCTAACGAAGATGGGGAAAGTTTCTAAAGGTGACGGAAAAGATGTCCACCATGTAAACAAACGCCCCTTGGACAACAAACCCGGAAACTTGCGAGTGATGAAGGCATCACGGAATAGGGCAATCAAATGAAAATCAATGTAGCGCCAAAGGGCAAAAATGTCGGCTATGTCGGAAAGAAAAGCGAGTGGAAACTCGAAGACGACAAGGAAACATATGCCGCTTGGAATTACGTTCAAGTAGCCAGCAAGATGGAAGATTCCACGGAAAGAGCGGTTAAAAAATTAGAAGCGCTTAAAGCGGACACCATTTCAAAGATTGAGATTTAAAGATGGCTTATTCAAACGATTTCTTAAAAAAATACGCCGCTTTATCTGCTTCTAAAACAAATGCGTCGGCGGTTAGCGACAGTAGCGAAGCAAGTTTGGCGACAGGCTCAGAAACTGTCGAAGACATCCGTAGCGACATTGATCCAACAGAAGCAAGAAGCGCTTCGATGGTTGGAACGCGACCATCGGAATACGCCAATGCTCGGTCAAACACGGTACAGGGCGTTGTCTACGATCCAATGACTGGGAAAGCGTTTCCTAACGCAAAGGTTGCGGTGGCCGAAGGGGTTACCAGTTACACAAGCAAAGTCCCATCTGGAATGAACATTGACTGGTCTTACTGGGATAAGTTTAAACAGCCCGACCCTATTAAACCTGCTCCGGCTCCTGTAACTGAGACTGCTCCGGCCCCAGTTGACGTGACCGTTCCGTTTGAGGCTCCAACTCCTGCTCCAACGCCTGTTCCGGCTCCGCGTCCCGCGCCCGCGCCAAAGCCCACTCCTAAGCCATCGCCTCCACCGCCTCCACCACCGCCACCACCGGCTCCGGCTCCGCAGTCTTTGGGGCCGCAAAAGTCGCAGGAGCAATGGATTGCAAGAGCGAAGCAACTTGGATGGTCGCCTGATCAGTATAGTGGGGCCGCTTACCAAGGCTACGCAAACAAATACCCGGAAAGTGAGAGGGTAAATTACGTAGAGCCTAAACCGTCACCCGCTCCCGCTCCGCAACCGTCAGCATCTAAAAGAAGGCAAGCCAATCCATACCTATAAATAAGGATAGGGTTTTCGCTTGCGTTTCGTGTCACACAGTCAGATCGGTATAACAGTCCTCGATAACTTTATATCCGAAGACGAAGTCGAAGATGCGTTGTCATTTTTCCAAGACATGGAGGAGTCAACCGTCTGCACAGAAGATGGGGAAGGAGAAAAGATAGAGGCAAGGACTGGTCTGCGTAAATGGGTAGAGCATGACCGATCTGAATTGTTTCATGGGGTGTGCAAACGCATTGCCGATTTTCTTGGCACAGAATTGTCGTGTACTGAAAAAGCGCAATTTCTCAAATACGGAAAAGGCGAGAGATACGACCCTCACTACGATGCTTTTGACAAAAGCGCAAAAGAGTGGAGTCACTACAACAATGGCGGTCAGCGCGTTTACACCGCTATGGGGTACCTAAACGACGTTTATTTAGGTGGTGCTACAACGTTTCCTCTGTTAGGTCTTGATGTAAAACCTAGAAGAGGGCGCGTATTGGTGTGGAGCAACGTGGGGGAAGACTTCGGAGTCCCGCACCCTGATTCACTGCACGGCGGAATGCCTGTTGAAGAGGGAGAGAAGAGATGTTTCACACTGTGGTTCAGAGAAAACCCAATAAATGAATCGTAGCGAGTTTATTGCTAAAGCCTCTGAGTACTTACCAAAAGCAACTTTAGAAGAAAGCGGTCTTTTTTATAAAAATCTTTTAGAGAAAAACTTTGACAAAGAACTCATTAGGGAACTCTGCAAGATAGACCGTTGGTTCCTGCTTGTCGTTGTGCTGAATCGAAAAGATGCGGTTCATCAGTGGCTCTATGAACGTTGCAGAGAGGTTGAGAAAAACCCGGACGGACATCTTGATCTCTGGGCGCGCGGTCATTACAAGTCTACGATCATTACATACGCGGGGACGATCCAAGAAATACTGCGTAATCCAAACATTACGATTGGCATCTTTTCCCATACAAGGCCAATCGCAAAAGGCTTCTTAAAACAAATTAAACGCGAGTTTGAGGTAAACGAATTTTTAAGAGACTTGTTTCCAGACATTTGCTATGCCAATCCACGGCAAGAATCTCCTCAGTGGGGTGAAGATGCGGGAATCATTGTCAAAAGAAAATCGAACCCAAAAGAAGCCACGGTTGAAGCGTGGGGCTTAGTAGATGGTCAGCCAATCTCAAGGCACTACGATCTAAGAATTTACGACGATGTGGTAACTCGCGACTCGGTAAACACGCCCGAACAGATTGCAAAAACTACAGAGTCTCTAGACCTGTCGCAAAACCTGTCTGGCGGCGCGAACAGAGAGTGGTACATCGGAACACGTTATCACTACGCAGATACTTATCGCGAACTAATAGATCGCGGAACAGAAACAAGAATTTACCCGGCAACTAAATCTGGCACTCCAGATGGTGAGCCGATCCTGCTTTCAGAAGAAGAGTGGGAAAAGAAAAAGATGTCTATGGGCCAATACGTTTTGGCTTGTCAGATGTTGCAGAACCCGATTGCTGGCTCTGATCAAGTGTTTGATCCAGAGTGGATTCGACGCATAGAAATAAGACCGCGGGTCTTAAACATTTACATTTTATGCGACCCAGCGCATTCCAAAAAAAGTTCATCGGATAGAACGGCTATTGCAATCATTGGAATTGATCATGCCTTCAACAAATATCTTATTGATGGGCTGTGCCACAGGCTAAACCTTGCTGAACGTTGGCAAGTGCTTTCTAAATTCCGAAACAAATGGATTAGACAGCCCGGAGTGCGAACGGTAAAAGTCGGTTACGAGCGATACGGAAAAGATTCCGATATCGAGCATTTTAAAGAGATGATGAAAATAGAACAGAACTATTTTCCCATCGAAGAGTTAAGTTGGCCAAGAGAAGGGCCGGGTTCTAAACGGGATCGAGTTCAACGTCTTCAGCCCGACTTTGAGAACTGGCGCTTCTTCTTGGCCCCTTCTTCAGACTCCCTGACCTCAAATCAGAAAAAAGCATTTGAGCAGGGGGACGGTTCGCTCATTGTCCGCCCCATAAAGCAAAAAGATGAGAACGGCAGGCTGTACGACGTTGTCCAGAGAATGATTGATAACGAGTACAACCTATTCCCGGCGGTTCACGTTGATATGTTAGATGCCATGTCGCGCATCTATGACATTGAAGCGTCGCCGCCTCAAACAGTGTTCCAAGATGATCTGGAACCAGAAGCGATACCGGCTTATTAATATGGATTTGCTAGACAAAGACTACAAGATTGAGCAAGTAACTCCTAGCGAGTTAGCGGTTTACTTTTTGTCCAATTTTTTTGAGGGCACGGGCGAAGAAATCGAAGAAATGCCAATTGCTCAGGCGCTTACAAAACTTATTCACAACCTCGTTTACGAAACCGTTTCGATTATGAACGACGAGGAAGAACACACTGTTCACTAATGGCTACAAAAAAAGTCAAAACAAAATATCGTAAATACAGTTGGAAAGACTTATGCGACAAAGCAGAAGAGGCGGAGGAGCCTGTTCTGGCTTACGACTTCCCACAAACAAAACTTTACGAAAATCCACGAAGACCTTACGGGCCTAGAAAATGAAAGAAAAAGTTATTCAGTTTTTTAACGACAACCCACGCGCAAAGTCTGTTGCAATTTTTGCAGTCGCGGTGTTAATCCTAGTTGCAATCTTTGGATGAAAGTTTTAGTTGATGCCCACAAGGGCAGTATGATGCAAGAGGCGGCTATCGTCAGTTTAGTCAAGAACGTGGCCGACACTCTGGAAAAGCATTACCCCGGACACGCATGGGCGGTTGGCCCAAGCAATGATTATTCAATGCTTGCTATCTGGAATGAAGCGCTTTCTATGCGCTATGGAATGTGGATTCGCATCAACGATATTGATCCAGAGTACAAAAACGTAATGAGATGGGCAGGCGAGTTGCTCGAAAGGGCTAAGGTTAGTCGCGGCATGGCTAACCCTCAAGAACTTGAATCCATAAAGAGGGACTTTAGGGGCGAGGCAATATTCGATGAAGGATGATGTCCCAATTAATTTAGAAGAAGAGAAGTCCCCGTGGCTGACTCTTGCTCAAGAGGCGTATGAATCATCTACGTCTTATCTGGATGCGAATTACCGGAGGCAGTGGGACAGGAATATATCGTTATTCCAGTCCAAGCACCCAAGCGGCTCTAAGTACCATTCTTCGCAATATCAGCATCGCTCTAGGCTGTTTAGGCCAAAAACGCGATCCGCAGTTCGCACTAACGAGGCCGCAGTCACAGCGGCCTTTTTTGCGACTGAAGATGTTGTTTCTGTTTATCCGCAAAACGATTCGGATCAGGAACAAAGGGCATCTGCAACCATTCTGAAGCACTTGCTTCAGTACCGACTGACAAAGTCGATTCCTTGGTTTCAGACCTTGGTAGGCGCATATCAGGAGTCTTTGGTGTTTGGGTCGGTTGTTTCCCATCAATACTGGGATTACCGAGAAGAAAAAACGACCAGAGAGATTGAGGTCGTTGATGAGTTAGGGAATCTTGTTCTGGGTGAAAACGGCGAGCCTCTTGTAGACGAGGTAACTGAAACCAAAGTTGTTAAAGATAACCCTGTAGTGCGGTTGATTGCTTCTGAGAATTTCAGAATAGACCCCGCCGCCGATTGGTTAGACCCTGTCAATAGTTCTCCTTACGTCATTGAGATTATTCCTATGTATCTCTCCGACATATTGGAGAAAATGGATACGATTGATCCGAAGACTGGTGAGCCCAAATGGAAACGTCTCAAGATCGGACAATTGCTGGAGTCAGCGAAAAGAAGTGAGTTCGACTCTACAAGACAAACACGACAGGGTAAGCGCCAAGACCCGTTAGTTGATAAGCAGGACTTTGTCTCAGAGTACCAGACTATCTTTGTCCACAAAAACATTGTCAAAAGAAACGGCAAGGATTGGATTTATTACACGGCTGGCACTCAGTATCTTCTGTCTACTCCCAAGCCGCTTAGAGATGTCTATCCGCATTTGAGAGAAGGCGAGCGCCCGTATGTGATGGGTAGCACGGTTCTCGAAGCGCATCGCACATACCCAACATCTCTTATCGAGTTGACTCAGGATTTGCAGACTGCGGCAAACGATATCGCAAACCAGAGATACGACAACGTACAACTGGTTCTTAACAAACGCTATCACATTCGCCGAAGCGCCAACATCGACATTCACTCGCTAAAGAGAAGTGTCCCCGGCGGTTCAGTAATGATGGACGATCCTATTAGTGACGTTCAGATTGTTAACACGCCAGATGTAACCGCATCGAGTTACGAAGAGCAAGATCGACTTAACGTTGATTTTGATGATATTGCGGGTAACTTCTCTCAGGGTACTGTCCAAACCAACAGGATGATGAACGAGACCGTTGGCGGCATGGAGATGCTTACATCAAACGCCAACTCCATGATTGAGTACATGATCCGCACCTTTGCTACAACTTGGATCGAACCAGTCATCATGCAGTTGATTCGTCTTGAGCAGTACTACGAGACCGATAAGATCGTTTTACAGGTTGCAACAAATAGGGCGGAGCAACAAAACAAAGAAGAGCCCGGTTTTTATCAAAAATTTACTGGGCCAGAAATGGACGATCTACTACGACACGAAGTAACTGTCGGTGTGAATGTAGGGACAGGGGCCACTGATCCTGTTCGCAAGATTGAAAAACTGTTATTGGGTATTCGCACGATGGGCGAAATCAACCCAGACCTTATCTATGTCCTAAACCAAGAAGAGATCAGCAAAGAAGTATTTGGGGCGCTCGGATACAAAGACAGCAAACGGTTCACCACTGAGGAAGCCCAACCCAAAGTTGGCGAACTTGCCGCACAGATTGAAGAACTCAGCGGCATGGTTCAGCAACTTATGGAGCGTGGAGCCTCTAAAGAGATTGATGCACAGGCAAGAATCCTGTCCGCACAAATTAAGGGTCAATCTGATGTTCAAGCCGCTAAAGAGAAAGCGCGTGGCGACATCGTGTCTACCCAGATTGCAACGGATTCTAGAGAGCGCTCTGATATTGCTAGACAACAAGTGGCAATTATTGAGGCAAGAATCAAAGCCGAGAAAAACGATATTGCTCGCGGCGAATTGATTCTGCAAAAAGAGGCTCTTGTACACAAGATGTTGTTGGAAGAAGACGCTTCTATCGGTGTGTCTCCCGGTAACGAAGAAGGCAAACAGATGTCGGATGTTTTGATGAACGACCAGTATGGAAATGTGCCCGGCGCTGAAGGATAAAAAAATATTTAATGGATGAAACCGAGTTATTGATTGCGGAGGCCAGACTTGGCTCGCAAGCAAAAGACTTTCTGAAGTCTCCTGTTGGTCAATTCATCGCGGGCAGAGCGCTCAAGGCAAAACAAGAAGCCTTTGAAGCGTGGATGAATGTAGAGCCCCATGATGAAGAAGCCATCAGGGAACTTCAATTTCGCGCACGGCTACCTCAACTGGTTGTTCGATGGTTAGAGGAGGCTATCAACCAAGCAAAACACGCAGAAGAAACTCTCAACGAGTTTAAGGAGTAAAAATGGACGCTATCCAACAGGACGTGGACTCAGAACTTCAAGAAGAAGGTTCCAACGAGTTTTTAACGCCTCAACAGTCTGACATTGAACGCATTGCTGAAAAAGTCCAACAAGACCATATGGATGAAGGCTCGTTTAATGAGGAGCCGGAAGAATTACAACCTTCAGAGGATTACTCAAGCCCCCTAATAAAAAGGGAGGGCAAGTGGTATGCCACTGCTAAGGTAAACGGCGAATCAGTTGATGTGGACTGGGAAGATGTGCTGGCCCAGTACCAGAAAAACTCAGCCGCCGACAAACGACTTCAAGAGGCCGCAGAACGCCAGCGAGAGTTGGAAGAGTATGAGGCCAAATTGAATGCCTATAGGCAAGACCTAGAGGCACAAAAACGTCAGCCATCCGTGGACGCTGACGTAGAACAATCGCCATCTTCGGACGCGACTGATGCTCTATATGAGCAATACCACGATGCCCTCTTTCAAGGCGATGAAACTAAAGCAAGCAAATTGCTGAAGCAGATTCGTGCCGCAGAGAAGCCGAAATCCCAAGAAGTTGATGTTAAAAGCATCATCGAAAGGACTAAAGCAGAAATGCGGGAAGAGGAGAAAAGATCAAGAGAGCGAGGATATGAACTTCGCCGTCAGCAAGCGGTCAGTATGTTCAAGGATGAATTTCCTGACATTGCAGACGACAGTTCTCTTCTTGCTGTTGCAGATCGACGTTCTGCTGAACTGTACAAAGAGAATCCTACCCGTGACCCGTGGGACATTATGCAGGAGTGTGGCGAATACGCTCGCAACTGGATAAAGCAATACGCGGAAAAAATGGGCGGAGGATCGAGAGAGGTTGAGCGCAAGGAGCGCAAGCAGAGCATGGAGGAAGTTACACCCGTGAACGTCCGATCCTCTATTGGAGAAGACGAGATCGAGTTGACCTACTCCGACATCATATCGGAAATGCGAGAGAGTCGGGGACAACCCGCTTAATCGCTAATTTTAACTTTCTAACGTAAAGGTACGAAACAATGGCTGGACAAGTCTGGGGAACCAATACCCTCGGTGGGTATATGTACTCCCTTAACCTCTCCAAGGAATTGCGTATGTCTTTGCGTCCGATTGTTAAGTTCCGTCAGTTCGCGGATGTTAAGGACGCCGCGCATCAAGGTCTCAACAAAGGTGACACTTTCCACTGGAACGTGTACTCGACTGTTGCGGCTGGCGGTGCGGCTTTGACCGAAGGCACTGCGATTGCTGAAACGAACTTCACAATCACGCAAGGAACCATGTCCATCACGGAATATGGTAACAGCATTCCTTTCACCTCCAAACTGGACGATCTCTCTGAGCATCCGGTGAAGGAAATCATCCACAAGGTCTTGAAGGTCGATTGCGCTCAGGTGCTTGATGACCTCGTCGCTGATCAGATGGACGCAACTCCTCTGCGCGTTGCTCCTACGGGAGGCACTTCGACCGATTCGGTTACGCTTACTACAGACGGTACTGCAACCATCGTTAACACGGTTGCTCTTGGCAAGGATCACGTCAAGGCAATTGTAGATTTAATGAAGGAGCGCAACATCCCGGCTTACTCCGGCGATGACTACTACTGTTTAGCGTGGCCTACCACTTACCGCACTTTGAAAAACAATCTGGAATCGATCAATCAGTACGTCGAAACCGGTTTCCAAATGATCCGCAACGGTGAAATTGGTCGTTTTGAAGGTGTGCGTTTTGTCGAGCAGACCTACCGAGCCAAGGGTGGTTCCGCCTCTGGTATGGGTACTGCATCTGGTGTTTGGGGCCAAGGTTATTCGGATTGGGCAGTCTTCTTCGGCGCGGATACCGTCGCTGAGGCGGTTGCTGTGCCCGAAGAAATTCGCGGCAAAATCCCGACTGACTATGGTCGTTCCAGAGGCATTGCGTGGTACTACCTCGGTGGTGCTGGCCTTGTTCACTCTACTGCTTCAGAAGCCCGCGTTGTTATGTGGGATTCTGCATCCTAGAGGAGGTAACAAATGGCACACTCAGCAACTGGTGTCGGCGTGAAAACGGGACTTTCTGATCAACAGAAAATTACCGCTTCTCACAAAGAACTCGGCCTCGATTCCAAAGGCAAAGACCAAAAACCTATGGGTGTTGGTTCTACGTCTAGCGCGCCTCACGGCACGAAATTGGATAGTAGTCGATAAATAAAGACGGGGGAGGGCCTAACACCGGGTTAGCGCTCTCCCCTTTCTTTTCTTGGGGGAAAAATGAAAGAGAAAGGTCTTAAAGAAAACAAATACTGGAACAAAGAGCCAGACATTGATAAGTCTTCTATTGTTTTCCGTTCTGGAGAAAAAGCCCACATGGTGGACTGGGATGATCCAGCCGGATACAAAGAGGAAATGAACAAGTCTTACATGGCTTATTCGCTTCCCACTTCAATCATTCGGGTGACGAAGTAGGGGAATCCTATGCCAGACGCAGAACACTCAGGCCCAGACAAGGGCGGAAATCTCAGCGGCCCGTCAGGCGGAGGCTCTGATGGCAATAAAGGAAATCCCGCTGATCGAAACAACCCCGGAGTAAGCACCGGAATTGATTCGTCAAGCGGTGCAATTGGCCCCGGCCCAAGTCTTGGCGATCCTGACAAAGGAATTGCGCGAGGTGTAGGAACTGGGCCAGTTGGTTCGCCAACAGGAGGGCATCCAGATCAAGCGGCTATCAACGCCGCTATTGCCGAGTTAAACGCAATAGACGACACGGACTATGGCGCTTACGATTCCACTCAGCAACTTGGTCAAAACCAAAAAGTCGGGGCGATTGGTCTCTCCACTCAACAACTGGGACAAAATCAAAAAGTCGGGGCAATTGGCCTTTCCACTCAGCAACTCGGACAAAACCAAACCGTTGGCGCAATTGGCTTGTCTACCCAGCAATTGGGTCAAACCGAAACCGTCGGTTATCAACAGGCTACTCATGCTCTTGATGCCATTGAAGAAGCCAATGCGACAGCAAAATCAATTGCGATGTCTAGCCAGCAACTTGGTCAAACCCAAACAGTTGGGTATCAATCCCCGTCATACGCTCAATCAGCCGTTGAAGCGCAAGTAATGGACGATGACACGGTTTCACTTGTTGATGCCGCTATCAAAGCAAATCCGCACAAAAGCAAGGCTACCCCAGTTGGAACAAATTTCGCTGGTTTAAGTTTAGATATTAGTTTTAAAGGGAATCCGCACCAAGACTTGAGTGTCATGGAAACAATGGAGGCCCGAACTAAAAACTTTATCGATGCTGTTAAAAACATCAAAAGCAGAACGATTCAAGAAAATTTAGTAAAAGAGTTTTTAGACGTTAATAAAAAGAACTTGGACCAACTTGCCCAACTATATGGGCAGACAGTTGATGATGAGTTGGGGATATTTAAGTACGCCCCGAT